ACGGTTTAGCCAAAGAAGCGGCTCATTATAAACACAAATGCTCTGTTTTAGAAGCCGAAAACATTGCTTTGAAACAAAGACTTTCTAGCAATGAAACCGCAAATCCTGAAGAATACATTAACAAAGAACATTTTGTAAGCTAATTTGGAATTATTATGTCCAGATATTTCACTGTAAATATTATTCCTCCAGAGGGCGGCATCCTTGGTGATTGCATTTATCAAGTGTTTTATCATGGGACTCAAACACCAGCACCTGTTTATAGTAATCAAGAGTGTACTAGTCAGATAACAGCGCCAGCAAACGTATTTAATAACAACATTACGTTTTATGTTGTTGATGGAGCGTTAGAATATGACATTCTTCTTGGCGGTGGCAATCTAACAAAAACGCCATTGTTAGAAAACATTTGGACGCTTCCTGGTACGATTTGGGAACTTTCCAGCGTTTACTGGGAAAATAATTCTAACGTCTGGGGCGCAACAAATCCTTACACTGTTAGCACTCAAATAGTAGCTAACGTAGGTCAGTTATACACTGGTGAGGATCTTGTTCGAGCATCAATGCGGTTGATTCAAGTATCGGCTGTTGATACTGATCTGACGGCATCTGAATTAAAAGACGGCATTGAATCTTTAAACAGGATGCTAGACTCTTGGTCTGTTGATGAGCTAATGCTTTATCAGGTGATCAGAGAGACTTTTCCATTAGTTCCTAATCAAAATCCTTACAGTATCGGCATTGGCGGCGATTGGAATACGGTGCGTCCAACTAAAATTGTTGGCGCATATCTAACACTGACAAATAGCTCTATTCCAGTAGACTATCCAATGCAAGTGCTGGAGTTTGATGACTACAATGCCATTCGCTTAAAGACTCTTAGCACTAACTTTCCAGGGTATTTGTATTATCAACCTAGCTTTCCTGTTGCTAGCGCATATATTTATCCTGTTTATGCTCCAAACGCACAATCAGGCACTTCTCCAGGGACTATTACAATTACGTCCTGGAAACCATTGCCGATTATTTCTGATCCAACGGCATATATTGAGCTTCCTCCAGGATACTGGGAAGCAATTGTATTCAATCTTGCAGTGCGTATTGCTGAAGAGTATCAATTTGATATGCGTCCAACTACTGTTCAGCTTGCAGTTAGCGCATTAAAAAGACTTAAAAGAATCAATCAACGCACACAAACATTGCGTACTGATGTAGCGCTAATGAATACATCTCAGCTTAGATACAATATCTACTCAGACGGCTACGGACGCTAACAATGGCTGAAAGCATACAACTTCCACTGCTAGGTCCAGGCATTGATGGCCGATCTAAGTCAGTTACGGCTCAGAAACGCCAAAACTTGTTCATGGAAGTTAAGCAAGAAAAAGATAAATCAAATCTTGTTGCTTATGGAACTCCAGGACTGAAGTTATTTGCTAATTTTGGCAATAATCCTGCTAGAGGAATGTGGTGGTGGGAATCTAAAAGCACTCTTTTTATTGTTGTATACAATAAATTATATGAAGTTTTCTCAGACGGTGCTTTTGTTGTTGTTGGAGAGTTAAATTCAACATCAGGCAATGTATCAATGGCCGACAATGGCCTACAACTAATCATTGTTGATGGTCAAAATGCTTATATTTTTCAACCTAACACTGGAGAACTTACATATAACTATCCAGTTCAAATTCTTAGAAATTATACGTTTGATTCGCCAAATCAAATTGTTACTGTTACTGAAACACAACCATATGTAACCTTATGTCGTTATATTGGTGAATCAATAGAATTTACCAGCAATACTGGAAATATTCCAACTGGAACTTATACAATTGATTCAATTACAGGCAATACTTGGACCTTTACTGTTTCTGGATTAGGTGGTGCAGCAGCTATTGGCACAGCATATATAAACAATCCTGGTGTCATTCTTGTAAATGAGACTTTGACAACAAGAAAAAACCTTCAGCAAGTAAACATTAAAGTTGATTCTGGTTTATTGCCAAGCGCTACATATACTATTAATGCTTTACCGACATCTGCTCCTTATCTTATTGTTGGAAATGAATACGTTATTCAGTCTCTTGGAAGTGATGATCCATCGTCTGCAAATTACACTGATTTTACACTTGTTGGAGCATCACTTAATCAGGCTGGTATTGTTTTCACTGCGACAGGAACGACTACTGGTGCTGGCACAGTTACGGACGCTAATGATTGGCTTATCCGTTATTTAGATGCTTTGCCAGCAACTAACGGGAATTTGCGGGTAATCAATAACTTTAGAAATGTAAAAGACTCTTACACTGGCGTAAATTTTCCAGGAGCTAACACTGTAGTCTTTATTGATAGTTATTTTGTAATTAACGATCCAAACACTAAGCAGTTTTGGCTATCTGGACAATACGATGGGTTTAACTGGGATCCATTACAGTTTGCTAGCAAAGAGGCTTATACGGATGATCTTCAAGCGGTCTTTGTAGACAATGGCAATCTTGTCCTGCTGGGAACTATTTCTCAAGAATATTGGCAAAACACTGGATCATTTCCTTTTCCTTTTCAAAGGATTGCTGGTTCACCTACTGACATTGGTCTTGCGGCTCGTTGGTCAATTGCTAGATGTGCTGGTGAAATGTTCTATCTCGGTCGCACTAGGCGCGGTGGGGTTTCTGTTGTACGCATTCAAAATTATCATCCAGTTGTAGTTTCTACTCCTGATTTAGACTATCTGCTAACTCAATATCAGAACATTGGTGATGCTATTGCTTTTAGTTATCGCCAAAATGGTCATGAGTTTTATCAGATTTCTTTTCAGAAAGAAGGCAAAACATGGCTGTATGATGCAACAACTGATGCTTGGTCTGTCCTTATATCTGGAAGACAAACAAGGCATTATGCTAATTTTGGCGCTCAATATTTAAATCAAATTGCTGTTACTGATTATCGTAACGGTAATTTGTATATTCTTGATCCGCAATCTTTTACTGATAATGGCGAATTAATTGCTAGAGAGTTAATTACTCCGCATTTGTTTGCCAACACATCTTTTAATAAATTGCATATTTATCGTTTTCGACTGGATATGCAGCAAGGTGTTGGTCTTGTTGATAATGTTGCTTCTTATTGCTACATTGTTACTCAAGACAATGATCCTATAAGCACTGAAAATAACTTAGATCTTATTACAGAAAATGTTGGAACAGAAGCACAGACGCTTGAGCCACAGATCATGATGCAAGTCAGTAGAGATGGTGGCTTTACTTATGGTAGAGAAATGTGGACTAGTTTTGGTGCAATTGGTCAATATTTACGCAGAGCAGAATGGAGAAGGCTTGGAGTAAGTAGGTCTTTTGTCTTTAAGTTGCGAATTACTGATCCAGTTAAAGTTGTATTAATCGGTGCGGCAGCTTATGCAACTGAGGCATCCAAGTAAAAATGAGTTTTCCAAAAGCGCCATTTCAGTCAGTTATTTCTGATAGGACTAGTAAAGTCTTTGGTGTATGGCAGCAGTGGCTCGATCGCGCTCAAAACGTATTAAATTTAATCACAGGATCTGGCGCAACTAAAAATAGGCCAAAAGTTGATTTGTATACAGGAGCGCCATATTTTGACACTAGTCTTAATAGGCCAGTTTTTTGGAATGGATCATCTTGGGTGTATTGGCCTGATCAAATAAAAAGTACCATTCCTTCAACAATGGGATTTTATTATGGCTCTTTTTATGACACAAACGCATCTCAAGTAGCCGCAAACACTACAACTGCATATGCTATAAAAATTAACACAACGGCTGAAGGATCTGGAGTAACAATAGGCAATGATCCTAGTGGAAATCCAACTTTAATTAAATTTCAAAATGCTGGCGTATACAATATTCAATATAGTATACAGTTTACTAATACTGACACTCAGATTAAGAATGTTAATGTTTGGCTTCGTAAAAATGACACTGGCACTACGGGTGATATTGCGTACTCAAACAGTTTTTATGCAATTACAAGTTCTCATGGCGGCATACATGGTGAATCTATTGCCGCTATAAATTATGTTTTGTCTTTAGCGGCTGGAGATTATTTACAGCTAATGTGGCAGCCAGAAAGCACACAAGTTTACATTGAAACCATCTCAGCAGGGACAACTCCGACAACGCCAGTTAGTCCTGGTGTTATTTTAACTGTATGTCAAGTAAGGTGATTTATGCCATTAAAATCAGGCTCTAGCAAAAAAACTGTTTCTTCTAACATCAAAACTGAGATGGCTGCTGGTAAGCCTCAGAAGCAAGCTGTTGCAATTGCAATGTCCAAGGCTGGAATGTCTAAATCTGACAAGACTAAGCCTTGCATGAAAAAGAAATGATCGACTTCATGGTGCTTGGTCTTCCCAGATCAGGCACAGCATGGCTGGCTAATCTTCTAACAACTGATGATAGCTATTGTCGCCATGAGGCTTTTTGGAAAAACACGTTATTTCAGCTTGATTTAATAGATGCTCCAGGTAAGTTTGGAGTGTCTGAGACGTCAGGATATTCCATTCCAGATGTTTTGAATGATCATCCTGCAAGAAAACTCATTGTGACTAGATCGCTGAATGAAATCAATAAGTCTTTGAAGTCATTAAATCTTCCAGAAATGACCAATGATCATGTTGATGCATTAAATTCTATA